GACGTGGCCGACGCTATCATCGAGGATCCCGACATCAAGGAAATGCTCGACAACCGCCGCTATGAGCTGGGCTCTGTGGCCCCCGAGGAGCTGGCGCCGGGCGCTGCCATCATGGCCCGCCTGAACATCAACGGCCGCATCATCAGCGTGATCTCCTACGACGAGACCTACACCGACGACGACGGCAACGATCAGCTCTACATCCCGAGCGGCAAGTGCATCCTCACCGCCCCCGCTGCGGGCCGCACCTGCTACGGCGCCGTGTCTCAGGTGGAGCAGGCCGACGGCGAGTTCCACACCTACGCCGGCCGCCGCGTGCCGAAGTATGTGTCCAGCGCCGAGGGCAACACCCGCACGCTGACCATTTCCAGCCGCCCGCTGCTGATCCCCAACAACAAAAACCCGTGGATCGTCGCCGATGTCCTGACCTCGGACTAAGCCGGCAGAAAGGAGCATGAACATGATCCAGATCATCGCGGGCACCTTCGGCTACTATAACGGCCGCAAGGTCGTCCCCATCACCAACGCGGACGGGCCTCAGAAGTTCGACCCCGAGCTCGAGGCCCGTCTGGTCAAGCAGGGTGTCGCCAAGTATGTCGACGAGCAGCCCGTGGCCCCTGTCCCGGCCGCAAAGCCGGAGCAGGAGCCCGAGGCCGCACCAGAGACCGGCGACACGCCCGCCGCTCCTGAGTACGACGAGGACATGAAGCTCGACGAGCTGAAGGAAGTGGCGGCCGCCTACGGCGTGGACGCCTCTGCCATGCGCAAGAAGGCCGATGTCATCGCCGCCATCGAGGAGGCGAAGGCGGCGGCCAACGAGGCCGACGACGACCAGACCGGCGACAATGAGGAGCCCCCTCAGATCGGCGCCGCGGATCCCGTCTAATGGCCTTCGACTTCAAGAAAATGGTCGCTGACGACCGCCGCCTCGTGTTCCTCAACCTCGCCGAGTTCGGCGAGGAGCACAAGGTCGACGGCAAGACCATCACCGTCGTGCTGGATGACAACGCCCTGAAAGAACGCCAAGGGGGGCAAGAGCTGGGCGTGGCAGAGTCGTCCCTCATGCTGTATGCAGCAGTCGAGGATCTGCCGCCCCGGCGCCCGGCGGGCGAAGGGCTCAACATCGACGGCCGCGAGTATATCGTCAACGACTGGAGCGAGGACATGGGCGTCGCCACCATCGCGCTCGGCCAGACCGTGACCATGTAAAGGAGGTGCAGCCGTGTCCATAGTCAACAGCATCGAGACCGTCCGGGAGTGGCTGGGCTCTACCGTCTGCCCGATGGTGCAGCTCAAGCTCCCCGACGACAGCGCGACCGACGCCTCCTACCCCTACAAGCTGGTCAACCCGACCGCGTTCTCGCTTTTCGTCCCGTCGAAGGACAGATTGCCCCCGAAGGTGCCGGCCCCCATCCCATCGGTCTGCGTGCAGATCGTGGAGGGCACCGACAGCCTGACCATGAGCTCGAGGAGCATCAAGATCCGGCTCTGCTTCTCTGCGTGGGATCCCGGCTACCACGGGCGCGACATCTTCAAACCGAAAAACGACGGCAGCGGCGCATACGTCCAGTGGCAAAACGAGGAGGCCGCGGCCTTCTTCGAGAAAAACGGCGAGGGCTGGCGCGACGCATGGAATTTTGTGGACACGGCCCTCCGCATGATCGAGAACGCCGAGTACATCGGCCCGCTGCGCGTCATGAAGGAGGACGGCATCACCTTCGGCCCTGTGTCTGAGCAGGACGCCGTCCCGGACTTCTACCCCTACTGGTTCGCGTGGGTGGAGTTCGCCGTCGAGGAGATCCTGACACGCACGCCGAAGGACTACCAACACCTGCTTTAAGGGCAGCCAGCCGGCTGCTCTAATTTTATGCAAAGGAGGAAAAGCAGATGGCAAACGAATACCTCTACGGCGCATACGGCCACATCGGCGAGACTGTGGCACAGAGCGCCGTGCAGGCGGGCACCACGCCGGTCTACATCGGCACGGCGCCCGTCAACCTCGTGCGCGGCTTCGCAGACGCCGGCGTCATCAATGAGCCCATCAAGCTCAGCAACATGATCGACGCGCAGCGCAAGCTCGGCTATGCGGCCGACTGGGGCACCTTTACGCTCTGCGAGGTCATGAACGCGCACTTCAACAACACCCTCGGGAACATCGGCCCCATCTACGTCATCAACGTCCTCGACCCGTCTGCGGGCAAGCACCGCAAGGCGACCGAGACCACCAAGCAGCTCTCTTTCACGGGCGGCCGGGCCGAGTTTGCGAGCTCCACCATCATCCTCGACACCCTGACCATCGCCAAGAGCGATGGCGGCGACTACGCCGAGGGCACCGACTACGCTGTGGACTATAACTTCACCAAGGGCACCGTCATCATCACCAGCCTGATCGCGGACTCCCCGCTCACCGGCACCCTGACGGCCAGCTTCTACGAGGTGGACGACAGCGCCATCGAGGACGACGACATCATCGGCGGCGTGACGGCCGGCGGCGAGTACAGCGGCCTGAGTTCCATCGCGCTGCTCTACCCCGAGCAGTTCGCGGTCTGCAACCTGATCGCCGCCCCCGGCTGGAGCCAGAGCCCGGCGGTCTACAACGCCATGCTCACCGCCAGCCAGAAGATCAACGGCCACTGGGACGCCTTCGTCGTCGCTGACCTGCCCCTCGTGGACAGCAGCGCGCAGGCGGTCGACACCATCACCAAGGCCATCGCGTGGAAGAAGAACAACGCCTTCACCGGCGAGCGGTCGAAGGTCTACTGGCCGCAGGGCGTCGACAACCTCGGCAACATCTACCACCTGAGCACGCTGGCCGTGGTCGAGCTCATGCGGGCCGACTTCAGCCACAACAGCGTGCCGATGGAGACCTGCGGCAACAAGGCGATCCCCATCATCAAGCAGTATTTTGGGGCCAACGCCACCAACCGCGGCTTCAGCCAGCAGGAGGGCAAGGAGCTGACGCAGAACGGCATCAGCACGGCCGTCGCATGGGGCGGCGAGTGGGTGCTGTGGGGCGACCACACCGCCGCCTACACCTACGGCGCCGACGTGGATCCCCGGGCGATCTTCGACGTGTCCATGCGTATGCTCATGCACATCACCAACGATTTCCAGAGGGAGTGGAGCCCGCGCATCGACGAGCCCATGACCCGGGCGCTCAAGGACGAGATCATCAACCGCGAGCAGGAGAAGCTCGACGGGTATGTCAGCATGGGCGCGCTGCTGGGCGAGCCGCAGATCGTGTTCCTCGAGAGCGAGAACAGCACCACCGACATCATGAACGGCGACTTCCGCTGGGACATCGCCGTCACCCCGACCCCGCCCCTCAAGTCTGCGAGCGTGTACGTCGCATACACCGACGCCGGCTTCTCTGTCTACTACGAAGGAGGTGACGAGTAATGGCAAATCTGTGGCTTGACCTGAAGGGCCCCATCCTCGCCGACACCGTGTACATCAACGGCGTCCTCGTCGCCAAGGACGTGACCATCACCCTGCCGGCCGTCACCCATGTAACCGCCGATTATAAGGCGATGGGCACCTACACCGCACCCATGACCGGCCAGATCGAAGGCATGGAAGCTGCCATCACCAAGATCGGCATCGACAAGGGGCTGCGCTCCATGGTGCAGCTCGAGAGCAAGACGCTGGAGGTCAGATGGGCGCAGGATGTCAAGTACGCCGACGGCTCCACCAAGACCGAAGGCTGCAAGGCGTTCATGCGCTGCGTCCCGAAGCTGATCCCGGGCCTGTCCGTGGATCCGGGCAATCCTTCGGAGAACGAGGTCACGCTGGCCGTGAGCCGCTATCAGGTTTTCGTCGCCGGCGAGGAGTTCTGTCTGATCGACCAGCTCAACACCATCATGCGCATCGGCGGCGTGGACTACGTCAAAGACCTGCGCAGCGTGCTGTAACAACAGATGGGCGCCGCCCGAGGTGGGCGGCGTCCCTCTTTTTATCAACGAAAGGAGACAACGACCATGGAAAAGCTGACACTCAGCAACCCCATCACCATCAACGGCAAAAAGGTCAAGACCCTGACCTATGACACCGGCGCAATCACCGTGGGAATGTTCGCCGAGGCCGAGGCGCTGAAGCTGCGCGCCACCACCCACAAGGCGGGCGGCAGCGCCGGCGCCACCGAGCTCGACTACTCCATGCACCTCTACCTCGCTATGATGGCGATCACCGCCGTCAACCCCGACATCGACATCGCCGACCTCGAGCGCATCAGCGGGCCCGATGTCATGGAGCTGGTGAGGATCGGCCGAAATTTTACCACAACGAGGTCGGGGGCACCCTCCGAGCAAAACGACTCGGAGAGCTCGTCCGAGACTACTCCCGAGCCTTCCACATCTCAGTCGGAGAGCTCCGACGGGAACGCCTGACCGACTTCCTGCTCGAATACTACGAAGCGGCCGAGGAGGCGAAAAAGCAGCGGGCCAAGATCCCGAAGCCGAGGATCCCCCGCATAAGGCCGCATAGGAGGAGGTAATAAAAACACCAGAGGCCGAAACCTCTGGTGAGCTGATTAGCTGTTTTGAAGATTGACGGGAGATCCTTCGGTGGTCAGAAAATGCCGACCACCGTCTGGCACTGTTATGACGATATACTCGCATTCTTGCGTAGCCGATACCGAAACATTGTTTCCGTTTTCCGGCCAGCTATATCGTATCTTTCGTTGCCATGTCTTACCTGTGAGGAAACTAACACCCTTCACGATGACGAGCTCCGGCTCTACATCAGAAACAACGGCGCAAAACACTGGCGTCAAAATGAAGGCGTCCGGTCGATCGTCGAGCAAATGCCGCTGCCCGCTTTTTTCTGGTGTCAGTGTGTAAAGATTTCCTTCTTCGGTCAGGACATACGCAATACCGGCATCAGTAACGACCACCGACTCAACACCCTCGTCCATCTGCCTGCACCTAATCCCCTCGGCCTGCCTTGTTAACGCTATACATTCGTTAGCGTTTCCATCGTAACCGATATGCAGAAAGAAGGCCCGAGAGGGCGACGCCCATGCTTCAGAGGAGTCAAGCCATTCTTTGCCCTTTTTGTAGAGCATAACAGGCGCCCCCTCCTCGTTTATGAGCGCTTCCCAATCTCCACTTCTCACAGTTTTAGGCTTTTTCTTCTGCGGGTGTTCTGGCTTGCCAAACAGTTTAGAAATCAGACCCATAATATCGCCCCTTTCTCGGCAACTTTTAGTCACCTTTGGGATAATTATACCCCAATCCAACACAACAACGCAAGGAGGTGAAGAAGTGGCAAAGAACAAAGTTATAGAAGCGGTCGTTAGCTTTGCGGGTGTGATTGACCCAAGCCTCGCAAAGTCGATCGAGGGGGCCGAAAAGTATGTGGACAACCTTGCCAAAAAACTCAAGACGGGCGCAGTTGTCGCGGCAATAACTTCAATTCCCGTACTGACTGCGAAGGCCGTGGCCGACGCTGGATCCTATCTGGCCGACCTCGGCAACGAGTACAACACGGCCATCAATCAGCTCTCGGCGGCAACCGGGGCGACCGGCGACGAGCTGGACGCGCTCGGCGAAAGCGTCAAGAACATCTACGCCCAAGGGCTCGGCGATGACTTCGCCGACGTGGCCGACGGTCTGGCTGCAACGCAGCAGGCCAGCGACCTGACCGGCGAAGCTCTGGAGAGGGCAACCGCCGCCGGCTTCAACCTGCGGGACGTGTTTGACTACGATGTCAGCGAGAGCGCCCGGGCAGCGTCGGCCCTGATGAAAAACTTCGGCATCGACGCCGAGGAAGCCTACGGCCTGATCGCCGTGGGCGCGCAGAACGGCGCAGACAAAAACGGCGACCTGCTGGACACCCTGAACGAGTACAGCCCGCAGTTTGCGGCCCTCGGCCTCAGCGCCGACCAGTTCATCGGCACCCTCGTGGAGGGCGCTGACGCCGGCCTGTTCTCCATCGACAAGGTCGGCGACGCCGTCAAGGAGTTCAACATCAGAGCGAAGGACGGCAGCGACACAAGCCGGGAAGCCTTCGAGAGCCTCGGCCTCAACGCCGACAAAATGTTCGCAGCCTTCGCCGCAGGTGGAGACACCGCGGAGGCCGCGTTCTTCGACACCGTCGAAGCCCTCAACAGCATGGACGACCCCCTCGCCCGCAACGCGGCCGGCGTGGCCCTGTTCGGCACACAGTTCGAGGATCTGGAGGCCGGCGTGCTGCCGGTGCTGGCGAGTATCGAGACCGCAGCCTACGACGGCGCGGCAGCTCTCCAGCAGATCAACGACGTGAAGTACAACGACCTCGGCAGCGCCTTCGAGGCGATCAAGAGGTCGGCCGAGGTCTCGCTGCTGCCGATGGCGTCCATGATCGCTAACACCCTGACGGCTCTGGCGCCGATCCTGCGGGAAACCTTCGAGGCCATCGCCCCCGTCATCACGGAAACGCTCAACGCTTGTATGCCGTTTGTGCAGCAATTCCTCATGGGAATGGGGCAGGCCCTCCAGACCGTGCTCCCCATGGTCTCGCAACTGGCCGCCGGGCTGCTTCCGCTGCTCTCGCAGCTGATCTCGGCCTTCCTGCCGCCGCTCCTCGAGCTGGCGCAGCAGCTACTCCCGCCGCTGATGCAGATCGTGCAGGCCATCCTCCCGCCCATCGTGAGCATCCTGACCTCGATCCTGCCAATGCTGACGCAGATCATCTCGACGATCCTGCCCGTCCTGACCAGCCTGATCTCGGCCCTGCTGCCTGTCATCACACCGCTGCTCGAGGTCGCGCTTCAGATCGTCAACAGCGTCATCATGCCCCTCGTGCCCCCTCTCATGCAGATCGTCGAGGCGCTGCTGCCGCCCCTGATGTCGCTGCTCAATGCCATCATGCCGATCCTGAGCCCCCTGCTGGGGCTGCTTCAGCCCATCGCGTCGGTGCTCGGCACCATCGCCAGCGTCATCGGCAAGATCGTGAGCTTCGGCGCAGGCGTCTTCAACAGCATCGCCGGCCTGTTCGGCGGCGGCGGGGGCGGCGGGGCTTCCGGCTTCGCAACCGGCGGCTTCACGAGCGGCCCGTCCATCGCGGGCGAGGATCCGCGCTACCCGACCGAGGCCGTCATCAGCTTCAACCCTGCATATAGGGCGCAAAACCTGTCCTACTGGGCCCGCGCCGGCGAAATGCTCGGCGCTATGGACGAGGGCAGCTATGAGCCCATCAGCTCCGGCTCGGGCACGTCCGTGGTCTATGACCTGAGCGGCCTGTCCTTCAGCCCCACGATCAAGGTCGACGGAAACACCGACGAGGACGCCCTGATCCGAAAGCTGCGGGATCTGGAGCCGGAGTTCATCGACTTCATCCTCGAAGCACTCGCAAGAAGGGAGGGCGGCGCCTATGTCACAGCGGATAGTCGGCTATATTGATTACACCGCGCAGGGCGGCGACACCTTCGACAGCATCGCGCTGGCAGCCTATAACGAGGAGCGGATGGCGAGCACCATCATCGACGCCAACCGCGACCTCTGCGACGTGCTGATCTTCGAGGGCGGCGAGGCCGTGCGGATCCCCATCGTCGAGACTGTGGAGACGCCCGACACCCTGCCGCCGTGGAGGAGGTGAGCCTGCCCCGTGAAAATCATCTACGAGGGGACGGACATCTACCCCGAGATCAGCGTCCACCGCTGCTACCACGATATGTACGCAGACAAGCAGAGCGACGAGCTGCTGCTCAAGCTCAACGACACCCGGGAGCTGTGGGACAGGTGGAGCCCCGAGAAGGGCGACACCATCGCCGTCGAGGACGGCGCCGCCAAGACGGGCAAGATGTTCGTCGAGAGCGTCGTCCCCGAGTCCGGCCTCATAACCCTGCGGGCCTACTCGGCCCCGCAATCCACCAAGGACAAGAGGAGCAAGTCGTGGGAAAAGGTCAAGTTCCTGCAACTGATCCAAGAGATCGCCGGCCGGCACGGCCTCACGGTCGAGACCTACGGCATCACCGACCAGACCTACGACTACGTCGAGCAGAACAACCTCCCCGACTTCGCTTTTCTTCAGGCACGCTGCACCCTCGAGGGCGCGGCTTTTTTAGTCTATGACGGCAAGCTGGTCGTCTACGACGAGGCATACATGGAGGGCCAGCAGCCCGTCGACACCATCACCATCACGCCGGCCAACGACTTCGAGTACCGGGACGAGGGCGCCTACGCCTACGGCTCGGCCGAGGCCGTCAACGGCGGCCTGACCGGCACCTTCTCGGCGCCGGCCGGGGGCGACAAGGTGCTGCGCAAAATCCTCCCCTTCCGCATGACCGACCAAGCAGAGGCCGACCGCTTCGCTAAGGGCCTGCTCCGGGACGCCAACAAAGAGGCGACCGTCGCAACGCTCTGGACGGGGACGCTGCTGCGCGAGTATGCAGCGGGCTCCGTGGTGACGCTCTCCACCGAGGGCGTCGCCTCGTGGGACGGCACGGCCTTCGTGAGCCGGATCCGGCACGACTACGTCAAGACCCGGAGCAAGCTCTATCTGCGCAAGCCTCTGGAGGGATATTGACCATGCCAAACAGCAACACCCAAATGATCCAAAAGGGCAAGATCTCGAGCATCGAGGGCGAGCCCGACAGAAACGGCGACAAGACCACGGCCCGGGTGCTCCCGAGCACCGCCGACAGCCTCGTCACGAGGCCGCTGACGATCCCGTGGTATCTGCGCGGGGACATGGGAAACCTGAGCCCCGGCGTCGAAGTCGCCTACGCTATGTTCGAGGACGGCACCGGCCTGATCCTCTCCCGCATGGACGGGGAGTGGCCCGGCATCGTCCCCGGCGACATCACCATCAAGAAGGGCGCGCTCACCGTGCAGGACAAGGGCGTCAGCGTACCGTCGGCCGATGTCACGGCCAGCGGCATCAGCCTGAACAGCCACACCCACACCGCACCGCACGGAGAGACAACCGGCCCGCACTAAGGAAGGAGGCCGAGCATCATGTCCGTCATGGCATCGTGGAACGGCAAGACATGGGGCGTCTCCCCCGAGCGGATCGCCGCCCTGAATGGCGTCTCGGCCAGCGTGGAGCTGGACACCGAGAACAGCGACGACAAGGCGGGATCCCCGGCCACCAAGACCAAGGCGCTCAAGCTCCAGAGCATGAGTTTCGACTTCGATCTCGGCGTCGCTGTGGGCTGCGATGTCCGCGGCGAGTACGAGTCGTGGACAGCGCTGGTGGGCCAGTACGCCCCCTTCTACCTCGGCGGCACGCGCTTCGGCCCGGCCAACCTTCAGCTCACTGGTGTGAGCCTCGGCGACACGACGGTCGACAACTTCGGCCGGATCCTCAAGGGCAAGATCACCATCAACCTGACGGAGTTCGCTGAGGAGGCCAGCAGCAAGAAGGCGACCGCCGGCAGCTCCAACGGGGGCAGCTCGTCCCCGGCTGGAGTCTCCACCGGCGTCGGCCCGCGCCTGAGCGCCATCACCGTCGGCGCATCCAGCAGCGACAAAGCCGCAAAGAAACCCAACAACACCCAACTGACCTAAAGCGAGGTGATCCCATGAAAGCAAGCGGCAACGCAGCGCCCGAGACCTGCGTGCAAAACCTCCTAAAGACCATCCGCGGCGAGGTGCCATACGAGCGCATCAAGGGGATCGACCGCACCCTGATCGACAAGCCGAGCGGGACGGCCGCCAACGATCTGGCCGCCGACGTGGAGTTCGTCGTGGAAACCTACGAGCCCCGCGTGCGCCTGAGCTCGTCCGATCTGGTCGCGCTGGTCGCGCAGACCGGCGACTTCGAGCTGCGGGCCAGCATTGACAACAACACACTCTGAAGGAGGTGAACAGCATGAGCGACGAGACCAACACCTACGGCGACGACATCCACCTCACCACCACCGACGCGACGACCATCTACAACACCCTGATCGCTGCGCTCGAAAAGGGCGCCGGCGAGCCTCTGTACCCCGGCGACGAGCGCCGGATCTTCGGCGAGGGGCTCGTGGCCGTGTTCGTCGCCCTCTACAACAGCCTCGACGACACCGGGCGGCAGACCCTTCTCCGCTATGCGCGGGGCGAGGTGCTGGACGCCATCGGCGAGCGGCTGGATGTCCACCGGCTGGAAGGATCCCCGGCAAAGACGACCATGCGCTTCTCCGTGAGCACGCCGCAGCCCAACAACATCATCATCCCGAAGTGGACGAAGGTGACGCCGGACAGCGACCACTACTTTGCCACCGACGAGATCGCCGTCCTTCAGGCCGGCGCCTACTCCGTGGAGATCCCGACCTCGGCCGTCAGCAACGGCACCGAGTACAACGGGTATGCCCCGGGCACCATCACCACCCTCGTCGACCTGATCCCCTACATCGAGAGCGTCACCAACATCACGGCGACGGCCGGCGGCGACGACGGCGAGCCCTACACCGAGGAAGGCGACAACCGGCTGCGCGAGCGCATCCGACTGGCGCCGGCGTCCCGGTCTACGGCCGGGCCGGAACAGGCTTACATCTACTGGGCCATGACGGCCGACAGCTCCATCATCGACGCCCGGGCCGTCAGCGAGACGGAAACCATCAGCCGCACCCTCACGGTCTACGACGGCCACGCCTTCATCGGCGGCGGCCGGCTGCTGCCGGGCACCCTGATCGTCAAGGAGCACGGGGAGAGCACGGCCGGCGTGGAGGACGCCGACTACACTGTGGACTACACCGACGACCTGCTGACCATCGAGCTCAAGGGCGCCCTTGCGGACGCCACGAGCCTCGACATCACCATCACCCGCACCCTCGAGGGCTGTGTCAAGATCGTCCCCCTGCTGGAGGGCGGCGCCGTCCCCGACGAGAGCATCCTCGAGAAGGTGCTGGAGGCGTGCAACGCCTCGGACATCCGGCCGCTCACCGACGTGGTCAAGGCCGTGGCGCCCGAGGTCATCACCTACGACATCGAGATCGTCTACTACACCACCCCCGAGACGGAGGCCGAGGTCGTCGCCAATGTGGAAGGCACCGGCGGCGCCATCGACCGCTACAACGAGTGGCAGGTGGGCGCGCTGGGCCGGGACATCAACCCCGACCAGCTCCGCAAGCGGATCCTCTGCCCGTCGTGGGGCGAAAACCTGACCGGCGCCTTCCGCGTGGACGTGACCAAGCCGGTCTACACACCCGTCAGCGACACACAGGTCGCCAAGTTCAGCGGGCACCTGACTGTCAGCCATAAGACAGAGAGCGAGGTGGTCTAAATGCGACTCAGCGAAGTCGAGATGATCAAGCTCCTGCCCTCGTGGATGGCACAGGACGGCGCCGACCGCGGGCTGGCCGCCGGCTGCGACACCCTATCCCGGGACGCCTTCGCCCGTCTGAAGCTGCTGAGCAGGTGGGACAAGATCGACCAGCTCAGCGAGGCCGAGCTGGACGAGATGGCGTGGGAGCTGAACATCCAGTGGTATGACAGCACCGCGCCCATCGAGACCAAGCGGGCCGTCATCCGCAACAGCGACCGCGTCTATGCCAAGCTCGGCACCCCCTACGCCGTGGCGCAGATCATCGCCGACTACTTCGGCACCGGCGAGGTCAGGGAGTGGTATCAGTACGGCGGCAAGCCCTACCATTTCAAGGTGCTGAGCGACAACCCGGGACTCGTCAACGAAAACCTCGACCTGTTCCTCTCGCTGCTGCGCACCGTGAAGCGGCGCAGCGCATGGCTCGACGCGATCCTGATCTGCCTGACCGGCGAGATGTTCCTTTATGCCGGGATGGCCGTGCGAGAGCACGGCGAGGAGCGGCACGTCATGGGGACGGACGAGATCCACCTCTACCACGGGGCCGTCGTCCACGACAACAACCGGGAGACCGTCACCATCGGCACCAGCGTCCTCGCTTCAGACTAAGGAAAGGAGAAAGACATGGCCGCATTTATCAACAACGACATCACCGCCGCGGGCCTTCTCGTTCTGGCGAAGGGCGTGGCGGGCCAGCAGATCAACTACACCAAGATCGTCCTCGGCGACGGCTACCTCGAGGAGGGCCAGACGCCCCGCTCCCTCACCGGCGTGGTCAGCCCGAAGGCGACCATCGACATCACCAAATGCGTCGTGAACGGCGACGGCACCGTCACCGTGGGCGGCGTGTTCACCAACGACCAGACCAACGACGGCTTTTACTACCGCGAGCTCGGCCTCTATGCGGACGATCCCGACGAGGACGTAGGCGAGGTGCTGTACTGCTACGGCAACTGCGGCGACCTCGCCGAGTGGATCCCGCCGACCGGCGGCGCCACCATCGTCGAGAAAACCATCGACATCGTCACCGCCATCGGCACGGCCACCAACGTGACCGCCTACATCCCCGCGGACGCCTACGCCACCAAGGAGGACTACGAAAACTACAAGGCCATCGCCCTCGCGGCGCAGGCCACGGCCAATCAGGCCATCCTCCTCGCGCAGCAGGCGGTCGAGATCGCGCAGCAGGCCGCGGCCGCCGTGATCGACCTGAGCAACGTCGTCCAGCAGAACACCAGCAAGATCACGACCCTGTGGGACGCTGTGTTCGGCGACATCACGACCAACCCCTTCCAGATCACTTTTGCCAATCTGGACGGCATCACCCTCACCTCTGGCGTCTGGAACGCTACGCTTCAGCGCCTCGAGTGCTAAGCCATGGACGGCTACGGCTACACGCCGATCCCGCCCGCAGAGGCGTCCTGCATCATCGCGCACCTGTTTGTCGAGCTGGCGCTGCCCTGCTCATGCTGCAAGCGTGAGGACGGCGTGATCGTCATTCAGGGCACCGCCTACGACGGCACCGGCGCGAGGATCACCATCAAAGGGGAGGAGGTGAGGTACTACGGCAAGCAACGGACACTCGCGGCCATACGAGCGGGCCAATGTAGGCCGCCCGCCCTTCGGCCGTGAAAAGCTCCCGGAGATGCAGGTCATCAGCGACGCCAAGGAGCTCGAGAAGCACACCTACATCAAGACGCGCAACCCGAACATCTTCCCCAAGAAGGAACGGCTCGGGCTGGCGCAACGGATGATGAACGAGGCCAGCGACCTCGTCGCCGACCTGATGGAAGCCAACGACCTGCTCCTGACCGACCCGCAGGAGCGGGAGCTGCGATACCGGGCGCAACGCTCAGCTCTGCGCAACTGCCGGAAGCTGATCCACCACATCGAGCTCGCCCACGAGATCCTCAGCGGGCTCGGCGACGACGCCTTTGCACACTGGTCGCGGATGGCGGCCGGCGTCAAAAATCAGACCGCTAAATGGTACAAATCCGATAAAGAAAGGGCCGCCAAGATGGACGCGCAGGCGCGTCATCAATAGGCAGCCCGTGGGGTACGCCTTGTTTTTTCGTGCCGGGTCGGCCAACAACGCCCGCAACGTCAGGAACGATGGCACGCTGAACAGGAACAACGCCTACAACGGCAACAACGGCCTGCGCCCCGCTTCGATGGATAGCCCGACTTATTAACCGGCCGGAGACGGCCGGCGAACACTGTGCACCATCATCCAAGGAAGGCGTATCCCTCCCGCACCCGGCGCCGTATGACCGGCCCGGCCATGGGTAAACACAGGACTGCCGATGCTCCCGGCGGCGCACGCAAAGCGTGGCCGGAGCTATACACGGCGGGGAGACTTTTCAATGGAGAATATCGTAAACAGCACCATCGCGCTCTACAAAGCATACCGCAAAACCCGCTGCGGAAAGCGCGACAACCCGACCGCCATGCGCTACCGCATGGAGGCCATCGAGCGCACGGCCGACCTCTCTGACCGCCTCCAGCGGCGGGAGTACACCTTCGGGCCCTACTATCCCTTCAAGGTGTACGAGCCCAAGGAGCGGCTCGTCCTTGCCATAGACTTCGAGGGCAAAGTCGTCCAGCACTCGCTCTGCGACAACGTCCTCGAGCCCGTGTTCTCCCGGCGCTTCATCCGGGATAACTATGCCGGACAAATCGGCAAAGGCACCCACGACGGCCTCGACCGTCTGGCCGACGCCATGCGCCACTACTTTTTCAGCCGGAAGGCAGCAGACGAGGAGGCCCGGCGGGCCGCCGGCCTGCCATACCGGCCGATGGAGGAGTGGGACTACGCCGAGGGCTGGGTGCTGAAAGGTGACTTTTCCAAGTTCTTTTACACCCTGCTGCACGTCGTCTGCTTCGAGAAGGCCCGCAAGGCTCTGGCCTTCCTGTCTGACGAGGAGCTGATCGACTTCGTCGAGTGGCTGCTCTGGATCGTCATCGACAGCACGCCAGACCCCGGGA